TACACAGCGCTGACGAGATTGCATGCAGGAGCAGTAGCTGCAGCAGCTGCTGACAAACCTTTCTTTGGTATTGTGGGCGGGACGAGCTACAGTAATGTGATCGGTGATGTAACCAACATGGCCAGTGGTACGAGCGATAACTATGTTTCTTTATTGGTAGGTGATATTGAAGGCCCGACAGGATATAGCGGTGGTACTGCAGCATGTTTGGGATTTGTAGCCGGAATGCTGGCTAAACTGCCGGTGCAGCGTAAGATAAGCCGTACTGCTAACGGACCTTTAAGTGGCGTAAGTGAGGCATATGTGGGAACCGATACAGTAGAAGCTGCAGGCGGTGATATAGCTGCCCTGGCTAACAAGGGGATCATTACCATACAGACCTATCCGAATGTAAGCGGTTACTTCTTCACCGGTGATCCTACCTGCACCGTAACAAGTGATGATTATAACTGCATCGCTCACCGGCGCGTGATCAATAAGGCGTTTGCCCTGGCTTATGCTTTTGGTGTGCAGCTGATAGATGATGAAGTGCCAACGGTAGCAGGTGGAACTATTGATCCAGGCTATGCAAAATGGCTGCAGCAGCAATTCATCAACCAGATAAAGAATAACATGGTATCTGCAGGTGAGTGCAGCGGCGTGAACTGCTTTGTGGACCCGAACCAAAACATACTGAGCAATAACACTGTGAACGTGGTGCTGCAGGTATTGCCGGTGGGTTACAGTACTTACATCAATATAATGCTTGGCTTTGAAGCATAAGCCTAGCGCGAAAAGTAAAATTTAAGTTAATAAGAAATAAAATATAAGGTTATGATGACATCCGGAGGTCCTTTCCCATTTTTCAACAGTAAGGAAGTTGAATATGCTGATATCCAAATGATATTGGCCGGTAGCCCTACCGGGAAGTTTACAGGCGTGAAGTATGGGGTTAAAACCACAAAGCAGCATTTGCATGCCGGTGGGGATGATCCCATAGGTATACAAAGCGGTAACCGAGAGCCTTCAGGTACAATCACTGCATTAAAGAGCGTGCTTGACGTGATGAACGCTGCAGCTATTACTGCAGGAGGCCGAGATATTACAGACATTAGCTTTGATATACAGATCACATATAAGCCTGCAGGCACAAGGCCATTGCAGACAGATACACTTGTAGGATGCCAGTTCAGCGATTTTGAAAAGGGGATGAAGCAAGGTGACCTCAAGATGGAAGTGGAGCTGCCATTTTTGTTCCTGCAGTTGGTAACGCAATAAGAAACACCCGTAAAATGTGCATAGTACCCCAATTGCCCCGCCCTTAAAGCGGGGTTTTGGGGTGTAAAAAATAGCATTTAAACGGTGTTTTATGAGCAAACCAATACTTCTAATAGGAGAAAAAACGCAGGCAGAGATAGATGCCTGGAAGACGAAATACCCACTTGGGGTATATGCCATAAAGATGGCTGGCAAGATAGCCTACTTTAAACATCCGGACTTCGCTGAAATGGATGCATATAATTCCAAGACGGACGACAGCGCCAATGTAAGCGATAGCTGGAAGATGCTGGCACAGACCTGCTTCGTGGGAGGCTGTGAAGAGCTGAGAGACAGCCCTAAATATCTGCCTACCACATTTGCCAAATTGAAGTCACTGATCTTCGATGCAACTGCGGAGCTGGTAAACTTATAGGGAAGTCACGCGGTGGACCGCAGCATGATTTCCTTGGATATTGGAAGACCGTACTGAAATATTACGGGGTATGGGAGAAGCGGTTTGAAAAAGATAGTAAAGCATTTGCGCAGCGGATAGCGCACCTGAAATACATCAGGCAGGCAGAGAGTGACGCTAATCCTTTGAATGCAATATTTAAAAAACGATAACAGGGTAATCCCGGCCTATAAACGGGCCGGGATTTTTATTTTATGGCAAACAGCATATTTTTTGAATTACGACTAAAGGACCTAATGAGCGGTGCGCTCCTGAAAACAGGCAGTACTTCTCATTCCGTTTTTGGTAGTGTGGATAAGGATATACTGCGGACTAAGAAGGGGCTTGATGATCTGAGCACAGTAACCAAGATACGCCTTGATACCGGAGAAATAGAGCGTGCAGGGCGTGAAGTGGACCGGCTCAATTCAAAAATACAGGGATCGGGTTTTGGTGGCGGCGGTGGTGGCCGTGGACTGATGGGTGGCATATTCCTGGGCGGCCTGGCTACCCAGGGCGTAATGATGGCAGGCCGCGAGGTAATGGATGCGGGTAAGGGAGCATTTGACAATGGCGTGCAGCTTGAGAATATGAAGGTGGGCCTGCAGACGTTTGTAGGTAACCGTGCCAATGAGATCGTGGAGGGTGTGCTTAAGCAGGCGTTTTACACTCCGTTTACCACAGCGAGCCTGCTGCCAATAGAAATGGGCTTTATAAGTACCGGCATGACGCCTGAGCGCAGTAACAAGGATATGATGAACCTTGCCAATGCCGTGGCAGCCACCGGAGGAAATGATTTTATACTGAACCGAATAGGCAGCGATATGATGGGCGCTGCAGCGAAGGGGAGCATACAGGGCCGTGAGCTGATGGAACTGCAACGTACCGGCCACATCAACATACAGGCATTGGTGGCAAAAGACCTGTTCCCGAAGATGCCGATGGAGCAATCGCTGAAGCGTGTGGAGGATATGGATATATCCTTTAAGGAGTTTGAGAGCGCGATAAACAGAGCCAGTGAGAAAGGGGGCATGTTTGCCGGAGCGCTGGAGCGCCTAAGCCAGACTGTAGGGGGCAAAAACAGCACCATTAAGGATATGTGGTGGAATGTTACGGCAAAGCTAATGGAGGCTCAGAACGGGCCTATAAAGCGTATACAAGACGGTATTATCAACGGTCTGGCTGATATACCAGGCATACTTGCCAAGGCTACACCAGTATTTGATAAAATATTCGATGAGTTTGACGAGCTGTGGCCTAGTATGAAGGCGTTTGGAAGTGGACTATGGGATTTGCTTAAACCGATTGGCGGGATCTTCCTGAGCCAGGAGTTTAAAAATGCAATGAAAGGGCTGCTGGACTTTGGGACGGAACTGGAACAAGACCTGGTGCCACTCATGAAAGGACTTGCTGAAGCTGTAAAATACCTTATTGGGCTAATATTTCCCGATAAGAACGCCCATAAAGAGGGTAACCTGATAGGGTATTTTTTCAAGGATACGACCGGTGCAGCTGCGAAGGGCCTTGTGGTGGATGATGCCCGGATGAAAAAAGTAACAGACAGCCTTATGGGCAGCAGTTTCGGGCCTGCAAAAGTATTTGATAGCTGGAAGGCGCTGGATATGTTTAACCGCTCACAAACGAGCCTTAATAAGCAGACAGCATCCATATTCGGTATAGGTATGCCGATGACTGCAGCAACTAAGGCGGCTGTGGCAAAGGGAATGGGTATGGATGCGGCAAGTGATGCTAATAGCAGCATTACAGGTGGTGGTACAAGGCAAATAGTGATCAATGCGCATATAGGTGAGCATATGATCAACCACTTCAGTAATACGAAGGAGGGCATAAAGGAAATAGCAGCGATGTTCAAAGAAGAATTTTACCATGTAGTAATGGGTATACCAGGGATGCAATAACAGGAACTATGGAAATTTCGATACAGAATTTATTTGAAAAATATTTTGGTGTGCCAGGCACGTCATTCAATCCGCAGTTTGGGCCGGTACAGGGAGATAATGCACAGGACTATACCGATATCGGTTTCCTTGGTACAAAGTATTATGATAGTAACGGCCTCTACCTGCCGGTGACGCTTACCTATACGAACAGCGATAATGAGCAGCAAACGTATGAGCTACCATATCCGGTGATCAGCATAAAAGGTAAAAAGCATGTAATAGATACCGAGCTGACTGAGCGGAGGGGAAGGGTGAGCGAGTTGATCAACACAGAAAGCTACAGTATCAGCATCAAGGGCTTCCTTATCAACAAGGACGCGAACCGGCTACCTGAGAATGATGTACAGGATATGCGGGATTGCTTTGAATGCGGCACACCCATGAGCATAAAGAATGTACTTACGGACCTGTTTTTACTGCGCCCGGACAGCAGCGGGACTGACCTGGTAACTGTGCGTGATTTTGAATTGCCCTACAGTATTGGCGTAAAGCATGTAAAGGCTTATACTCTGGAGCTGGTGAGCGAAGAGCCATTTAACTTAATACAACTGAGCGGAAACTAGATGAGCTGGCAAATATTAAATAGTAGTGTTGTGATCACTTCTTCCGTTCCGGAAGTGGGGACGTTTAGTTTTAGCGGGGTGAATGCGGCGCGTATCAAGAAATCTATACATTCTATTAACCAGAGCTGTTCGCTAACTATACCCAGTAAAGCGAAGTTCTGGCTGGTGAGCGGGGGTAAACCTATACCAGTAACAACGGGTACTCGATTTGCAGACGGTGACCCGATAGTAGTGAGCCTGGGCTATAACGGGGTGATGAATGAAGAGTTCAGAGGGTTTGTAAAACGCCGTGATCTTGCAATGCCTCTGGTGGTGGAATGCGAGGGATATGAAAGACAGCTAAGACTTAATACCGGCATTAAATACACATCATCTAAACCGATAACCGCAAAAGCGCTACTGGAAAAAGCATGCGAGGGAACGGATATCACCGTGCAGTGTGATGTGGACTTTAATATCTCCGGGATCAGGTTTGTGAATTTTAATGGGGTACAGATTTGCGATACAATAAAGGAAGTAAGTGACCATACGCTTACTATCTTCTTTATAAACCCGACCACTTTATGGTGCGGCCTGCCGTATACCGCCTATGCTTCAGGAGGCGGAGCGAAGCCTGCAAGTTTGACCAATGGCAATAAGAATGTAACGGGACTGAGCTGGTTAGGGTTTCCGAGTGTGGGGCTGGAGCTGGGCTGGAACACTGTAAAGGATAACCAACTGAAGCAGCGCATACCTAGCGAGCCGGTACAAGTATTGTTTAAAGGCAAATTGGCCACGGGAGCTTTGATCAACCAGGCGAGCCGAGCAAAGAGCGCCCTGCAGAAATACCAGAAGCTGATGAGCCATGTGGCCGATGGGACTACAATGGGACATTTTGCCCAGGAGAAGGAATTTACTTTGAACTATATAGGCTACCAGGGGAAAGTAACCTGTTTTGGGGTGCCATTCTTTTTGCCAGGATATGACGCTTATATAGTAGACTCCAGATACCCGGAGCTGAAGGGAACTTATATAATTGAAAGTACGGATGTTGATTTTGGTGTAAAGGTTGGATTCAGGCGCATAGGTGAGCTGGGACCACTGGTGGGATTTAATATGCCTTCAAACTATAGCTACAGTGGATAAAATAGACAAGCAAATAGGTGAGGAGCTGAGGCGTATAGTGGGTGCCGGGAATAATAAGCGCTTCCCGGTGATGAGCGGCACGGTGAAGGAGATAGACAGCGAGGGTATGACCTGCACGGTGCAACTGGATGCCGATGCTGATGAAACACCCACAGACGGCATACTGCTCAATGTGATACTGGAGAATGTGAATGGCATTTATATGCTGCCGGTGGTGGGTGCGAATTCTGTGGTGGCTGAGGTGAACGGGCCGGGACAACTGAAGCAGCTGCTGTGGGCTGATAGTTATACCGAAGTGAGTGTGACTGTGAATGAGACGCAGTTTATTGTAACGGATGGACAGATACAGGCGAAAGATGGCGGGGGCGGAACGATGACAATGACCGGCGGGAAGATGAATTATAAAAATACCAACGGAGGTGATCTTTTCAAGATGTGGAAAACGCACTTACAGAATATGATGCAGCACGTTGTAAATGTAGAGGCGATAACCACTGACACGCCAACTGGTATGAGCGGAGTACCAGAGAATGATCCGGCGTTTGCCCAGGACTATTCCAATTTCGGACAGGACTTAAATGCTTTAGGAGAAATTTTATATTGATGAGAAAGATTAAAAACATATTACTGGCGGTAGCGCTGATCTGCATGGGTTTTGCAGTGGCGCATAGGATAATTGTACTGAACGGGGTGACTATAGACCTGACCACCGATGGTAGCTACACGATACCTGGTGTGGGGGGCACATTTACACTGACGACCACCGGCAGCTCCGGGCCATCTACTTACAGTGGTGGCATCCTGAATATACCACAATATGCAGGCGGGATGACAATGTTTGACTCTGCGTGGGTGATATCAAAGTTTGTACCGATAGCTGACAGCGGTACACTATATGTGACCCCTTCTGATCTGAGCGTATACGCAACAACTGCAGCGCTTCACGATACGGCCTTAAATGCGATCGCTTTTTTGGAGAGTCTACTTGGGGACAGTACTGCTGCCGTTCGGAGCGCCCTGGGAGATACAGCCAGTGGGTTAAGAGGTTACTATGCCAGTAATCCATACGGATACATAACCGGCGTGGTGGATATATGGGGGATATTTGTTACTTCCAATAACCATATTGCTGTAGACAGCACACTATTGGAAACGAAGCTATATGCATTGAAGCAGGTGGATAGTATTGCGGCTTTGATACCTCCGACACCGACACCTTACAGCCTCACCACTACAGGGAGTAGCGGGGCGGCAACGTTGACAGGGCATACGTTTAATGTGCCAAATTATACGCTCTCCGGATTGGGTGGTATAGGCTTAACGGCCTTGTCTGCGACTGCACCATTGAGTTATAACAATGCGACCGGAGTGTTTGGTATAACACAGGCTACCACATCTGCCAATGGTTATTTGTCTTCTACTGACTGGAATACTTTTAATAATAAAGGGAGCGGCACTGTAACCAGTATAAAGGTCGTTTCCAACGTAGCTGCTTACTCGGTGACACCTACCACGGCGGTTATCAGTACTGGTGTATATAGTTTTATGGCCACAGGTGCGATCACGCAGCTTGTGCGTGGTGATGGTAGCCTGTTTAACATAGGTTCTAATGGGTATGTGCTGGGCGTTGTATCCGGTTCGCTCTCCTGGGTGTTAGCGCCATCGAGCGGCGGTGTGACAGTGGGTGGCACGCAGGGGTCTATTCAGTTTGATAATGCAGGATCATTAGGGGGTGCGGCATATTGCTTCATTGCATCGGATGGCAATTTTATATTTTCCAGTCAGAGCACAGCACCTTCTACACCGGCAACGGGATATGCCAAGGTGTATAGTAATAATGGGATGGGTGAAGATGATATACATGTGATACCGTCATTAGGTGGTGAGTATATTTTACAGGCATCGCTGAGCCAGCACCGGGTGAGTAAACTGTATCAACAGAATGGAAGTGCCTCATTATTGCCGGAAGGGACAGATTTCACTTTCTCAGGTGGTAGCATATATGCATCTGTTGGCGCCGCCAATATAGTGAATGCGACATATGACGCTACCAATGCATTGCCTAACATATTTACCGTTAAGGCGGCCTCTACGGCTGCTGCGAATTCATCGGCGGGATGGTATTATGCATCATCGCCATCTGTCAACCCGGTGCTGCTTCAAAATACGGCTTATTCCGGCGCCACAAGATTGACGGTGGAGTTTGGATTGGGTGTTTATGCATCGACAGAGCGGATATTTATAGGGTATAACCCCAATAGCAATGCGGCACCTACTGCCACTACAGACCCCAGCGCCAATATTAATATTATAGGTTTGAGCAAGGATGTTGCAGATGGAACCTTCCAGTTCCTGACCAATGGCGCATCCGGGACGGCGGCTAAGATAAACACCGGCATTACCCCTAATCAGAATAACTGGTACAGGCTTACCATATTCCTGACTCCTGCTGCTGGGGCGGCTACTTCTACCGGAATACTGATGGAGCTTGATGTAATGACAAAATCGGCAGCTCCCACAGTGGTTTACAGTGGCGCCATTACGACTAAAATACCTGGGACAAACGTGAACCTGGAGCCGGTGATATGGGTGAATTCAGGATCAGGATCAGCATCGGTAGCGGTGAATTTTATACAAATG